GGCGAGATCCCGGGCAAGGTGTCCGTGCCGATGCCTGGCACGAACTCCACCCAGACCCCGTACAAGAAACACCACACCTGCAAAACGCCGGCGGGCTTTGGCGGCGGCGTGATCCCGGGCAAGATCTAATGGCGGGCTTGATCCGCGGCAACAAGAGCAAGATCGACCGGGAAGCCGAAACGGACGACGACGGAGCCCCCTTGATGGCAACGTCGTCGGCGTTTGAGGTTCCATCCGTTCCGTCTGGTCGGCGGCTCGCCAAAAACAAGGCCGGCGTCATGGAAGGCCGCGCCACGGCCGGCCAGGTCACGAGCCGAAAGGGAACGATCAATCTGAAATCGGTCGCCCAGGCTTGCATGGACGAGGGCCTGGACCCTGCAGCAGAGATCGCCCGCGTGCTGCGCACGAAGGTTCCCGCCCGCAACCGCGCTGGCGAGATCATGATGGGCGACGACGGCAAGCCGGTAATGGTCGACCTGATCGATCCTGACACGAAGATCCGCACCCTCACCGAGCTGCTGCAGTACAACCAGCCCAAGTTGAAGGCGGTCGAGATGACGGTCAAGACGGACCTCTCCGAGGATGAGATCGACCAGCGCCTGACCGCGCTCCTGGCCAAGGCAGTCAAATGATCATCGACCTCTCGGCACTCAGCGTTGAAGAGCGGCGAGAGGCGTATGATCTGTTGCGCGAGAAAGAGCTGCGCAAAAAGCGTAATAGACTGAGCGGTTATAAACCGTACGGTAAACAACAGGATTTCCACGCAGCCGGCGCGCAGTATCGAGAGCGCCTGTTCATGGCTGCTAACCAGTCCGGCAAGACGTATTCGGGCGCTTTCGAGGTGGCGATGCACGCCACCGGCCGATACCCTGATTGGTGGGCCGGCGTTCGGTTCCCACGCGCCACGCGTTGGATGATCGGTTCAGAATCCGCGGAGCTCACGCGAAAAGGCCAGCAGCGCCTGCTGCTCGGTCCGCCCGAAATCCGAGAGGAGTGGGGCACCGGCGCCATCCCGCACGAGTGCCTGGTCGACACCAGCCTCCGCGCAGGCGTGGCTGACGCAGTGGCCAGCTGCATCGTGAAGCACGTCAGCGGCGAGAACAGCGTCATCCAGTTCAACAGCTACGATCAGGGCCGCATGCAGCGCGTAGACAGCCCCGTACTGACCCCCACCGGATGGGCCAGGATCGGTGACCTGCGCGTAGGGGACGAGATAATCGCCGGAGACGGCACGACTACTCGGGTGACCGGCGTTTTCCCGCACGGGGTGAAAGAGCTGTACGAGCTGACGTTCGACTCAGGCGTGCGCACCCTGGCCGGCGCCGAGCACTTGTGGCTGGCCGCCCCCCGCACCAACGGATCGTTCAGGGTCATGTCGACGCAAGACATGATCGACCGATACGGAGACGCAGGCGGTCGCGTCTCAGGCAACACCCAGATATCCACGCCCACGGTCGGCGCGGTCCAGTTTCCGCACAAGGACGTGCCCCTCGACCCGTACCTGGTCGGGGCTCTGCTCGGAGACGGGTGCATGCGAGGCGGGCGAGTGCGGTTCACCTCCGCAGACCCTGAGATCGCGGAGCATGTCCGCAACGGCGCCGAGCAGGTGGGCGCGAAGATGGCCCAGTGGACCGACATCCAGTACGGGTTCCGCGAAGCGCAGCGTCTGCATAAACACCTGGAAGAGCTCGGCATAGCAGGGCGAAAGGCTTACGAAAAACACATCCCAGATATCTACCTGTGGAACAGCCCGCAAATCCGGCTGGCTGTTTTACAAGGGCTGCTCGACACCGACGGGTCCGTGTCTCCGAGGGGCACGATAACATTCGCGTCCACCTCGCAGGATCTGATGCGGGGCCTGGCGTTCCTGGTCCGTTCTCTCGGCGGGAAAGCCCGCGTCAAAGAAACGAATAGCAACCGCACGCGGCCGCTGTTCAGAGCCACGCTTTGGCTGCCCGGCGTTCAGGCGTTTCGCCTCCAACGGAAACTGGAAAGGTGCGTAAGGCCGGAGAGGGAAACCAGCCGCCATATCCTGCGCACCATCCGGAAAGTTGACTCCGCGGAGGCTGTCTGCATCGCGGTCGAGCACGAGTCGAGGCTTTACGTCACAGACGATTTCATCGTCACGCACAACACGAAATGGCAGGCCGACACGGTTGATGGAGTGTGGCTCGACGAAGAGCCGCCCATGCCGATCTACAGCGAAGCGCTCACGCGAACCAACGCAACGGGCGGCATGGTGTTCGTGACATTTACGCCGCTGATGGGCATGTCTGATGTGGTTCGCCGGTTCCTGATCGACAAGCCCGACGGTACGACGGTTATCAACATGACCGTTCACGACGTCGAGCACTACAGCCCGGAGCAGCGAGACGCGATCATCGCCAGCTACCCCGAGCATGAGCGAGACGCCAGGACGAAGGGGATCCCGTCGATGGGGTCAGGCCGCGTCTTCCCTCTCGCCGATGAGGCGGTCGCGATCGCGCCCTTCGCAGTCCCGCCCCACTGGCCGCGGATCGTCGGCCTGGACTTCGGCATCGACCACCCCACGGCAGCCGTCTGGATGGCATGGGACCGAGACACCGACACGCTGTACGTAACAGACATCTACCGGGTCAAAGACACGTCGATCGTGCAGCACGCTGCAGCGATCCGCACTCGAGGCGAATGGATCCCCGTCGCCTGGCCGCATGACGGCCTGCAACGCGACAAGGGATCAGGCCAGCAGCTGGCCGCTCAGTACAAGGCCCAGGGCCTGTCGATGCTGAAGGACAGGGCGACATTCGACGACGGAAGCAACGGCCTCGAGGCCGGTGTCGCCGAAATGCTGCAGCGCATGCAGACCCGACGGCTGCGGGTTTTCTCGCACCTGAGCGAATGGTTTGAGGAGTTCCGACTGTACCACCGAAAGGACGGCCTGATCGTCGCCAAGGTGGACGACCTGATGGCGGCCACGCGTTACGGCATGATGATGCGCCGGTTCGCCAAAACCCAGGCCGAAGTGGCACCGAGGGGATTCATCCCGCCGGTCGTGCCGTTCGGCGTTTTTGACGAAGTCGCGGGGTACTGATGGCCGTTCGACAGATCAGCCCGTTCGACCAGTGGGTGCTCGACACCGCTGGCCAGGTGGTCGGCATCCAGCTGACCGACAGCAACGTGGTAACCAATCTGCCCGACGGTAACCCGGTCGAGCAGCTGGTGTTCCAGCTGAACCCGGCCACCAGCATCAGCATCGGCGACCTGCAATGGAGCGCCGAGGAAGAGACTCTGGACCTGGGCCTCGCCGACCTGGCGATCATGCACATTGGGCAGCACTCGCTATATCACGTCGAGAACAACACCGGATCCACCATTCCAAAAGGCGCGCTGTGCCAGTTTGCCGGCACCTCCGGCAATTCCGGCAAGCTGCGCGTGGCGCTGTGGGACGGCACGCAGCCCAGCTTCACGCTGATGGGGATCGCGCTGACCGCCATCCCGGATAACGGCGACAGCGGCTACGTGGTCCACTTCGGCAAGGTCCGCGGCATGCAGACCAACGGCGCCAATTACGGCGAGACGTGGGTCGATGGAGACGTGCTTTACGCAGGCACCAGTGGCGGCCTGACCAAAGTCCTTCCTGCCGCGCCGTCTTCCAAAACCGTGGTCGCTGCCGTAGTCTCAGCGCATGGCAGCAACGGGACGCTGTTCGTTCGGCCGCAGATTGGTTCAAGCCTGGCCAACGACGAGCTGGTTCAGTTGAGCACTCTGACCGGCCGGGACGGCATCCAATACAACGCATCGACGTCCAGGTTTGAAAACGGGCCTATCGTGATCACCGCCCCGGCGTCGATCACGCCCGCCCTCAATCGTGACGTTTCGTTCCAGCTGACCAGCAACACGTCGCTGGCGATCAAGGTCAAGGGCACCGACGGAGTCGTCCGCAGCGCGACCCTGACACTGGCATAACAGGAGATCAAAAATGGCTGTTCGACAAGCAACAATGCTCGACATCTCGCCGACCAGCCGGGTACAGCTGGTCACCTGGTCGGGCCTTCTCAACACCGACACCGGGGCGCCTATCGACTGGACCGAGTACGCCGACCGCTGCGTGCAGGTCACCGGCACGTTCGGCGCGTCCGGCAGCTGCACGATGCAGGGCAGCAACGACGGTACCAACTGGGCGCCGCTCACCGACCCGCAGGGTAACGCGCTGACGTTCACCAGCCAGAAGATTGAGCAGGCCCTCGAGCTGCCCCGATACGTCCGCCCCAACGTGACCGCAGGCGACGGTACCACCAACCTGGCGGTCACGCTTTGCATGCGTAAGGGAGCCTGATCATGAGCAATATCTACATGGACGCGGCTGACGCGATTCGCCGCGCCGCGAAGCAGCACGAGATCTACGTCAAGGCCGCTGAAGCACTCGAGACAGCTGGCTCGTTCGTGCAGGCCGCTGAAGAGGCCAAGGCCGTGGCCGCCGCAGCAGTGGCAGAGCGCGAGCAGGCCGAGGCCGACCTGGCGAAAGCCAAGGCCGCCGTGAAGACCGCCAAGGAGCAGGCCGTCAAGGTGTCAGCCGAGGCAGAGCAGAAGGCGAAGATCCATCTCGAGGCCGTCACCGATGAGGCCAACGCTGCTGCAGCGGCCATCATTCAAGCTGCGGAGTCCGATGCGTCCGGCATGGTGGCCGCCGCCCAGGCCCGCGTGCAGGGCATCACCGCCAAGGTCGTGACGGCGGAGCAGGAGCTCGCGGTGCTGACCGCCAAGGCTACTGCGCTGACCGCCGACGTTGAGGCCAAGCAGGTCAAGTTGCAGGCCCTTGAAGTCTCTATTGCGAAGCTGCGCGCCAAGCTGGAGTAACGCTAAGTGGCCGCACAAACAATAACCACCGTAGTCAATTACGATGACGCCGCCATCAGCGGCTTGCTTGATGGCGAAACCATTACGATCAACGGCGGCTCTGTCACGATCGACGCCGATGTGCGCTGGAACCAGCAGGCTGCGGTGTTCGGTGCGGTCACGCTGTCTGCAACTTTGGGCGGTTCGTTTCTGATCGACGGCACGCAGGTCTGGGAGGTGCCGTTCTCGGCCTCCAGTGGCAACGTGCCGACGCAGAACGCGCTTGGCAGTAACGGCGTCACGGGTGGCACGAGTGGTGCTACTGGCGAGTTGACTCGCGTGTGGGCCACCGGCTCGCTTGACCCTGCTACGGCTGGCGCGGCTATGCCCGGCACTGGCTTCATCAAGCTGCGTTCCAAGACCGGAACCTTCCAGTCGGGTGAGACGATCACATTGCCCGGTGGCGCAACGGTTACGGCTTCTGGTGCTGGCAAGCGGTCATGGATTCATGTGGTGGGCCGTGAGGCGACGTCGCTCACGATTCCTCGTCTTGCCACGTTTGAGTTGGACGGCGACTGGTACGAACTTGGCACCACGGATGGCACGGACGACCAAACTTTCCAGTTTCCTGTGGCCGATATGTGTCCGTCCATCTGGATCGAGACATCCGCAGGCTCTGGCGTCTACGAAATCTGGAATTACGCTGCCGACCGCTGGGGCGTAGAAGCAAGCGGTGTCCCGCTGGTGCCGACCGATGCTCGCGGCAAGTTCTTTGGCATGACGTTCGCCACTGGTGTTATCGAGATTGCCAAGCGCACCGGAACGACCAGCGGTTACAAGCCAGCCAGTGGCTGCAAGGTGCGGGTTCCTAATGTAATCCTGTCCAGCGCACCAGCAACCA